TATGCTCTGCTGTCCTTGTTGACGAGGCTAGTCAAGTTAAAGAGAAGCTTCTGGGCATTCAGTCGAAGACTGGTAAAGACGCCCAGGAAAATATTTTCATGAAGAAAGTGGTTGCGATCTTTCGCAGCTACCCCTTCTTCTTCAAGCCTATCCAGGACGGTACTACCAACCCGCGTATGGAGCTGGCTTTTCGTGAGCCATCGAAGCGTATCACGAAGAACAACAAGACCTCCCAGAGAGGCGACGCTCTTAACAGCGTAATCAACTGGAAGAATACCACGAACAACGCATATGACGGCGAGAAGCTACATATGCTGTACCTCGATGAGGCAGGCAAATGGGAGAAGCCTACCGACATCCGTGAGGCGTGGCGTATCGAGCGCACATGCCTTATCGTTGGTAAGCGCGTAGTAGGCAAGGCACTGGTAGGCAGTACGGTAAACCCAATGGGTAAAGGGGGCGACGAGTATAAAGGCTTGTGGGAGGACTCCGACCCCGACGAAAGAAACAATAACGGACGAACCAGGTCTGGCCTTTACCGCATCTTCATTCCAGCTTACGAAGCCCTAGAAGGATTCTTCGATAAGCATGGTAATGCTGTTGTAGACAACCCTGAGAAAGAGATTGAGGGCGTGGATGGTGAGCCTATAGATCAGGGAAGCAGAATATACCTAAAGAACGAACGCCACTCTTTCAAGGATGACCCCTCGGAACTAAACGAGATCATCAGGCAGTTTCCTTTTACTGAGGATGAAGCCTTTAGAGACAGTATCGAGGGCAGCTTGTTCAACATCGGCAAGATCTATCAGCAGATAGAATACAACGACGACCTCTATCCAAACCCAGTGGTTCAGGGAAACTTCGTATGGAGGGTAAAAGACGAAGAGGTGGTTTTCTCTCCAGACCCTAACGGTAGGTTCCGTGTGGCTTGGCTTCCGCCAGACCACTTAAGAAACAATAAGGCTGACGAACGAGGCAAGCGCATAGCTCCTAACGCACACATTGGTGTAGGCGGAGTTGACTCCTATGACCTCGACGCTACCGTAGACGGCAGGGGCTCAAAAGGTGCGCTACACATGTACAACAAGTTTAGCATGGATGCCCCACCAAATATGTTCGTAGTAGAGTATGCCTCCCGTCCAGATTTGGCTAGCATCTTCTACGAAGATGTTCTGATGTGCGCATTCTTCTATGGCTACCCGCTACTTATAGAGAACAACAAGTACGGTATTGCAAGATACTTTGAATCAAGGGGTTACGACGGTTACTTAATGGACAGGCCGCAGCATCTTCGCAACCCTAACTCCTCCAGCAACGTAAGAACAAAAGGTATCCCTTCGAACTCTCAGGATGTGATTCAGTCTCACGCTCAGGCTATCGAAGCATACATCCATGATCATGTAGGAGTAAGAGCAGAGACGGGAGAGATGGGTCAGATGCTTTTTAATAGAACCCTAGAGGACTGGATTGCTTACAAGATTGACAAGCGAACAAAGTTTGACTTGACGATTAGTTCTGGTCTTGCACTCCTTGCAGCCCAAAAAGCTAAACAGCAAAAGCCCAAAGCTGACTTCAATCAGAAGAAGTTTATCAGGACGCTGGCACTCCTAGTTTTACTATATTTGCATTGAGTTAAAATAACTCTACTCATTGCACATGTATAGTAACAATAGAAAATCTTCTAACTTTCCAGATCCATTAGCTCCTTCCGAGGTAAAGCAGGGCAGGGAGTACGGACTGAAGTACGCGAAGTCCATCTACCAGCAGTGGGGAAAGATAGATCAGCAGAACTCCGTTTACGGAAACAGAAAGAAAACGTTTGAGAAGAACCGCAGGTACGCAAACGGAACACAGGACACGGCTATCTATCGGTCGCTTCTTACTTCTCTTGACCCTAATAATGGTGATGGAAGTATGCTTAATCTGGATTTCACACCAGTACCTATCCTTCCTAAATTCGTTCGGATCGTAGTAAACAAGATCCTTTCCCTCAATCCTTATCCAAACCTTGAGGCTGTAGACCCTCTGTCTTCGTCTGAAAAAGATCTGCAAAGAAAGAAGGTTGAGTATTCAGTGAAGGCAAAGGAAGCGCTTGCAGGTATTCAGGAGAAGCTTGGTGTTCAAGTTGCTGGTCCAGTAAAGGATATCCCTGAAAGCCTTGAGGAGGCTGAGATCTTTATCGGAAATAACGTAAAGTCTAACTCCGAGATTGCTGCTCAGATTGCTACCAACCTTACCCTTGAGTGGAATGACTTCAACGAATCTATTCTTCGTCGTTGCGTAAACGACCTGGCTATCTTGGGTATGGCTGTAGTCAAGAGGGATAACGACCCTCAGTACGGACTCAAGACTGGCTACGTAGATCCAGTGAACTTTATTCACAGTTTTACCGAGGACCCAAACTTCGGGGACTTGGTTTATGCTGGACACGTCCGACACATTCCTATCCAGGAGTTGAAGCGCATGGCTGGCGATCAGTTCACTGAGGAGGAGTACAAGAAGATTGCTGAGAGAGCTCAGAAGAAATACGGCTATGATGCTGGAAAGCTCAACCAGTCCTCTTACGACAGAGTAAACAACGTATCTAGATTTGGTTACGACGAGTACATGGTCGAAGTGCTAGACTTTGAGTTTATGTCTGTTGACTGTGAGTACTTCGAGTCAAAAGAAAGCAGATATGGAAACGTAGGTTTTTACTCAAAGGGAGAAAGCTACAAGGCTCCTCAGAGCTCCGTGTTCAACAGAGAGGTGATGAAGATGGAGAACGCCGCTGTGTATGGTGGTTGTTACGTATTGGGTACTGACTTCTTGTTTAACTACGGGAAGAAAAACAACATCCCAAAGAACATTCATGACATCTCTCGCACAAACCTTTCCTACTCTGTTTGTGCTACCAACTTGATGGACATGATGCCTAAGTCTATGGTAGACAGCTGCATCGGTTTTGCTGACCAGCTTCAGCTTACACACCTGAAGATTCAGCAAGCAGTGGCTAAGGCGAAGCCTGATGGAATCATCATCGATATCGAAGGATTGGAGAACGTACAGCTTGGAAGGGGCGGCGAACTTGATCCACTCGACCTTCACGATATCTACGAGCAGACGGGTGTTTTCTATTACAGAAGTAAGAACCCAGAAGGTGGATTCCAGAACCCACCAATCAGAGAGATCGGTAACAGCATCCGAAATATCAATGAGCTTATTGGTTTGTACAACCACTACCTTCGTATGATCCGTGACGCCACGGGAATCAACGAAGTAATGGATGCTTCGACCCCGAAGGCTGATGCTCTGGTGGGTGTTAGACAGCAAGCCTTGGCTGCCGCAAACAACGCTATCTATGACATCACTAACTCATCTATGGTTTTGTACAAGAAGGTGTGCAGCGATATCGTGAAGTGTGTGCAGGTGATTCACCCAGAGTCTCCTCGCTATGTACAACTTCGGTGTTCGCGTAGTGAAGGAGATGGAAGAGTCAGAGCGTCAGTACCTGGAACAAAATATTCAAATTGCACTTTCTCAAAAGGAGATCGACTTAGAGGACGCTATTGCTGTAAGACAGTTGAAGGACGTCAACCAGGCAGAAAGACTGCTGGTTGTAAGACGCAAGAAGCGTATCGCTAAGAACCAGCAGATTGCAATGCAAAACTCTCAGCAGCAAGCTCAGATTCAGCAGCAGTCTGCTATGGCTTCTTCTCAGGCGAAGCAACAAGAGATGCAGATGGAGGCTCAGCTGAAGGCTCAAGAGATGCAGTTAAAGACCCAGTTGGAGGCTCAGCTAGAGGGCGTTAAGCACGAGTTCAGAAAAGAAATTGAGCTTATCAAAGCACAGGCGCTACTTGGTGTTCGGTCTGACGACCAGGACTTCAAAGAGAAACTTGAAACCCTCAAAGAAGATAGAAAAGACGAGCGGGTAAAGAAGCAAACAGTAGAGCAAAGCAAGTTGATTTCCCAAAGACAGGGTGATCGCGGGGAGCTTTCTGGAAACGAGGGCACTCAAATCTTAGGCTAGTATGCAAAACATTATAAACCTTGATCGGTCTCAAAGGCTAGACATCATTTGTAGGAAGGGTGACACGTTTATCCTTAACCTTGAGTTGAAAGACGAAAATGGAGTTGCCATTGACCTTACTGGAGATCCTACCAATGTCTACTCCTTTATTATGCAGGTTCGTTTGAGCGACACCTCAGAGACCGTCTTGCTTTCTCCTAACGTTGATATCGACAACAGTGTTGATGGTTTGGTTACGTTTAGCTTACCAGCCTCTGATATGAACGTAAACGCAGGGCTTTATGTATATGACATACAGCAGACACGTCAGGACACCTCTCGACCAGGACCCAACGATGATGGTTGGGAGCTTTCGGTTGAGACTTTAGTTTAC